GCGACGAACGGGGCCGCCTTCTTGTGGCCCTTCTTGTATTCCACCAGCACGTCGTCGGTGGCGAAAATGTCGGTCGCCGCGTTCGTGGGGAAGTAGCGATCCAGCAGGAAGGTGTGAAGCGGTGCCAGCTGCTTGACAGAAGCAAGCAGCGTGTGGGTGTCGTAGTAATTAAAAGCCATTTGTCTGTCCTCCTTCTTAGATTTCCACGGCGTCAGAGGTCAGGATCCCCGCGACGCGGAGCGCCTCTCTGTCTGCTGCCGTGATTTCGTAGCCCTCGGCCACGATCAGCCGGTTGGTGTTAAAGTGTCCGGTGCGGTAGGCGATACCGGGTACTGCTTCGCCCTCAGTGTTGCCAGTGTCCACGGGATCCGAGAGCACGGCGTTGGCCTTGCCGGTAGTTGCGGCGCTGATCTTTTCCATGCTGCCGTCAGCTCCGGCAGCCAGAAGCGTGCCGCGCTGGAGCTCGCCCTGCCCGGCTTTCAGCTTCACGCTGAATACGTCCGCGGGCGGGTACATGTCGGCGATCAGGTTGTCAGGGCCCACATGGCCCAGAGTTTCGTCCAGTCTCTTGCTCATTATTTCACGCCTCCTTTGGTCTGATTGTAGGCAGCGACTACTGCCTGAATGTCGGCCGCGTCCTGCTCGGCCTGAGTGGTCTGTGCGCCGCCGTTAGGTGCTGCGCCTACGCCTGCTGCGCCAGAGGCTTTGCCGTCGGTCGTGTAGTTCGTGAGGAACTGCTGGCCTGCTGCTGCGCTCTGCTGCATAACGCGGAAACAAAGTTCCTGAGCGGTGCAGGGCTTATCGCCGTACTTGGCGTCGTGTACCATTTGCTGATCGGGGATAGAAGCCGCGATCGAGTCAATGGCAGCGAGGCGCTGGCGCTCGGCCGTCACCGCGTCGGTGGTCTGAGCCTGTGCTGCGTTCACCGCGGCCTGCTCGATCTGGCTCACCAGATCAGGCTCCTGAGCTTTCAGTTCGTCGAGTGTCATGTGGTTTTTTCCTCCTTCTGGTTTTACCGCCTTATTGGTCGGCCTTTTATTTGCTGCCGGTCTTGCTGCCGGTTTAGCACTTTTTTGGATCGGGATAGTTCCCGGTATGTTGCGCAGCCCTTCGACGTTGTGGCGCACGCCATTGACAAAGAGGACTTTCCGATCGGAGCTCATGCTCATGTCTGGATCGTCCTCGTCCTCCTTGATAGCGTCGGCGAAGCCCTTGTCCAGAGCCTCCCGGCCGGTCATCCACGTTTCTTTTGTCATCATGCTGCGCAGGGTGTCCACTCCGAGGCCGGTCTTGCCGTCGTAGATTTCAGCGACGGCCCGCTCGCTGGCGTCCATGCCCTTGATTAGTTGCTTCATGTCCTGAATGTTCAGGGAGTCCCAGAGCACGACGCTTACACCGTGGATCATAACGAGGGATCCGGGGTACACGGTCACGGTGTCACCGGCGCACATAATCACGCTGGCGGCGCTGGCCGCGATACCTTCCACGACGACGTTCACCTCGCCACTGAGTGCTTTCAGCGCGTTGTGGATTGCGATCCCGGTGTAGAGGTCGCCGCCGCAGCTGTTCAGCTTCACGGTGATGTGCCCTTTATCCTTGACGGCCGCGAGATCCTCCATGAAGCCCTCCGGGGTGATGTAGAGGCCCGGCTCCGGTTCCCCAGTCCACCAGTCAACGGGCTGCTGGCTCATTACGTCGCCGTAGAGGGTGATCTCGCCCTCGTCCTCGCCGACGCTTGCCACGTTCCAGAACTTCGTCGCGGGTGGTGCCTGCGGGGCCGCTGCCGGGCCCATGCGTAGGCGGTTATGTTTTGTTCTCATTGGCTTGCCCTCCTATTGCTTGTTTTATTTGCTCCCTTATTACGAGGTCGCGTAGGGCCTGAGAGCCCCGTCTGCGGGCCGTTTCCGGGTTGTGCGGGTTGTTGTCCCCCTCGGCCGGTTCGTCGCCTTCCTGCGGCCCCTCCGGGCTTTCCTCGCCCTGCCCGCCGGTGCCGCTTCCAGATTGGTGAGGATCCGGCGCTTGCCCGCCGAGCTTTTCGTTCTCACGCTGGAGCTGTTCGACGTTGGCGTCCCACTGGCCGCCGTTGAGGCGGATCGTGCTCTGCTCGTGGGTAGAATAGCCCTCGCTGCACGCGAGGATCTCCGCGGTGATTTCCTTCACTGGATCGAGCTGTCCCTGAGACGGGCCCAGCCATTCGCTGCCGAGGTATGCGGCGCGGATCGCGGGGTTCGTGAAAAAGCCGGGCGCATAGATACGTCCACGGGCCACGGCCTCGCTCATCCAGATTTCATAGCACGGGCGGCAGAAGTCGTCGGCCAGCCATTCCCGGCGCATTTTGAACGCCTTCCACGCTTCCAGCAGGGCCGCACGGCTGGCGCTGTACGAGCTGTTGAACTGTTTCAGCAGCAGGTCGGCCGGGACTTCCAGAGCAGCGCCCACCTGAGCGCACATAGCAGTCACGAACTTGTCGAAGCTGCCGTTCGGGTGCGTCGGGTTTGCGAACTCCACGTCCTCGCCGGGGGCCATGATGTTGACTTGTCCGGGGCCCATGCTGTACTCGTTCGGGCCTCTCGGCTCGCCCGGCATGTCGGGATCCGTCTGGTTGAACGGGTTCTCGTCCGTCGGTGCCTGTGTCTTGATGAAGGCGGTATAAAACGACTCCACCACCGCAGCCATGAGCTCGGACTCTGTGTAGCGCCTGAGCTGGAGCAGCGGCTCGATCACCTGCGCGAGATAGCTCACGCCTCTGTACTGATCCGGCCGCTCGGTGTCAATGACGTGCAGCACGTTGGGGAGTCCGGTGTGTTCCTGATACGCCAGCACGCGGGCCCACGTCGTCGTCGGTGCCCCGATCTCGAAGGGGTATGTGCTGCGGATATGATAGGCCACCACCATGCCGTTTTTGTCTACCTCCACGCCGTCGTATATGGTGTTCCCGGTGTCTGTGTTCTTTCCGGTGGTGAAGGTTATCGAGCCTCCGGCACCGTAGCCGCCCGGCGTTGCGATCCGGTCGGACTCTATCAGGTGTACCCGCAGGGAGTAGGGGAGCAGCGGCGTGGTGTCGTATTGCTTGATAATGCCGATACAGTCGCCGGAGAGCAGCCACGACACAAGCGCGAGCTGCTGGAGCCCGTAAAAGTTATTCATTCCCGTGGCGTCGCAGGCCCTTTTGTCGCCAGCCCAGAGGGTAAACTCCCGCTCGGTGGCTTTCTGCCACGCCTCTGCCTGCTCTGGTGTGAGGCCCAGCACTTCACGATCGATCCTGCTTTTCAGGCGCAGGCCGACGCCTACCACATTTGTGCGGTTGGTCTTGATCGCGGAGGTGGCGACGGGCGCGGCCATGTATAACATGCGGGCCCGCTGCCTCATGGTAAAGTTGTTAAAGTCTATATCTTCATGCGCGGATCCGCTCGGCGCGTTGAAGCCTTTCACGGCCCGCTTGCTCCAGCTGGCCCCGGCTTCGCCGTAGCCCTTGTTTTGTGGGCGCACGCTGTCGGGCAGATACATTCCCAGTTTCTTGTCGTACCTGATTTTTCTCACCTCCTTGGCATGTAATAAAAAACGGCAGCAGCCGAAGGGGGAAAGGAGCGAAAACTCCCTCCGGCCGTGCCGTAGTAAAGCCGGGGATCCCGGCGTTTACCCGTTACCAGTCGCGGGGGACGACGCCCACCGCTCGCCGCGGGCTGCTGCCCGCCAGCTCTGCCTCCAGCTCCCGGATCCGGGCGCGGAGCTTTTCGATCATGTCCTGCACGTCTTTGAGTGCGGTGTTGTAGTGTTGCAAATTTCTGGAGCCGATCCCGTAGCTCTGGACGCCGTTTTTGTCCAGCATGTCGTCCTCGCGGGCCAGATAGCGATCCAGCCGCTTGCGCGTCTGTTCGAGCTCGGCCTGAATAACTTCGCGTGTTCGCCTCATGGCGTTGCCTCCTTACCATTCGTCAAAATATTGCGCCGCCGTGTTTGTCCGGCGCTGTCTCGGTGCTGCAGCTTTCTTCGGCTGCTGCGGATCCGGCATGTTTTTGAGCCTGCGCTCCACGGCCTCCATGTCCGGGTTGATGATACGAAAACCGCCCAGCGCATAGTTGCGGCAGTCGAGCGCCTCGTTTCGTTCGTGGCCGGGGATCTTCACCCACGCCCAGCTATTGCCGCGTTTGGTTTGGGTGAGCTCCAGCTTTTCAGACAGCAGGCCGTTGAAGTAATACGAGTCGTAGCCGTAGGACTCCCCGCGGGGGAAGTGGCAATACCTCGCGCCGGGTTCCTGCACCCGAATGCTTGACATGATCGACTCTTTGCCAGCGTCTACGCCGAAGGTATAAAGCCAGCACCGGCCGATCACCTGCTGATCCACCACGATCTTGACTTTTGAGGGCGGCGTCACGAAGGGGATCCCGTCGCCGCCCTTGCCCTTGATAGCAAAGACGCGCTTGTTTTTCCTTTCCCGGCAGCGCAGGTACACCTCTTGGGTGTAGTGGCCGCCGGAGTCCACGCAGGTGATCGAGATCCGCAGCCCCCGCTTGCTGTCTTTGAAGCGGTAAACGTGGCCGATCACGTCGTCAAGCTGCTGCCACACGGCGTCGGTGTCTGGCTTTCCCATGATGTAGCCTTTTTTTATGCCCCATGTCTCGCCATAGTAGCCGTGGCCCACGACTTCGTACTCCAGCCGGTTGTCCTGCGTATCGACGCCGCACGTCAGGACGAGCACGCCCTCCGGCAGCTCCACCGGGGATCCGTCGGCATTGGTGCCGTAGTCCTCCCGGCGGGCCAGCATGGTGTCCTCGTCGATTGTGCCGCCGCGATCCTCCCAGAGCTCGCCCAGCTTCGTGTTGTAGACGACTTTCAGCTTTTGCGGGTTGTCTTTGGCTTGGAGAAATTCAAGTATGATTTTCTCCCATGGCGTCCACGGCGACGAGAAGGCGTTCAGCCAGAAGGAGCGCACGCCGGTGGCGTATGCGTCCGGGTTCTCGGCGATCCACTTCGCAGGCTGCCGCCTCATGGTTTCCTCGTCGCTGATACAGCCACAATGCGGGCAGGCCCATGTGATCGGGCCGTCTATGCTGTAAACCTTTTTCCCGCGCACCTTCTTGACGGTGTGCTTGTAGTGGATCCGATCGAATATGATTTCGCCGTACTCCCCGCACTCCGGGCACTGGTGGCACCAACGCTCTTGTGTCCCTTTTTCGTAGCTGTCCGCGATATTGGACGCGCCTTTTATGGTCGGCGTTGATACCTCGACGGCCTTCGCGTTGTAGAATGTGGTCTGTCTGGCCTCAGCCAGAGCCCACGGATCGCCCTCGGTGCCGGCGCTTATGGCCCAGCGGTCGCGCTCGTCGCCTATGATATAGCGGCATGGGGTAGAAGCCAGCGCCGAAGCGCTGTTGGAGCCGGTGATCGTGAGCATACCGCCGGGGAAGGACTTCTGGAGTATTGTGTTCCCGGAGTCTTTGGCCTTTACGTCTGAGACTTTTTCCCTCAGTGGCTTGCTGTCGCGTATCATAGGAGCGATACGGATCCGGGAGAACTTTCTGGCGTCCTCCAGTGACGGGTGAACAAAAAGGATCGAGCCCGGATCTTGGTCGATAATGTACGCGATTATGTTCAATTCGACTTCGGTTTTTCCTACCTGAGAAGCTGCCACCATGACGATCTTGTGGACTTTTGGATCCGTGAACGCCTCCATGGGCTCCCGGAGGTATGGCGTCCGCGACGTGCGCCACGGGCCTGCCTCCGCTGAGGTTTCAGGCGACAAGCGGCGGTGTTTGTCGGCCCACTCTGCTACCGTCAGTTCCTCTGGCGGCTTGAAGTTCTGGACGGCCGGGGCCATGGCCGCGTTGAGTTTCTTCGCGGCTTTTTTAGTCGTCGGCTTCATCTGCGAGCACGTCGCCCCATCCTTCGCGATCCCTTACCCGCCGCCGATATACTTCGGGATCGTATTGGTAGCCCGCGAGCTCGTTCAGGATTTTGTAGCACTCGGCCCGGATAATGGCTGAGGCTTCGGCTGCGGTCTTTGCCTGCACAACGTCCATAGCGAGGCGGCCGGGTAGGGCCATAATCATGCTGCGGGTGGTGTAGACGAGATCGTTCGTCGCCGCCTCCACGTCCTCGCTGCGGTGCATTTTGCCCTCCAGCTCTTTGAGCTGCATTTCTGCGATCTTGGCCTTGCTCTGTTTGAGGTCGGCCTCGGCCCGGAGCTTGTCGGCCTCTGCCTTCACGGTGTCGGCTGGTTTGGCCTTGCTGTTTGCGAGCTCCCGCAGGTAGTTGACGTATGCCTTTATGGTTTCCGGCAGGAAATAGCGCTCGCCCGGCGCTACGGTGTGGGTTTTGAGCACTCCTTTTTTTGTCAGGTCGCGCACCCACTGAGGCGTCATGTCGAGGGTTTTCGCCACTTCGGCCACCTTGACATAGCCGGTCACTTCCTGAGCCGTTTCTTTCTTCGCTTCTGCCATGACCTCGCCTCCTTTCCGTCGGGTTATGCAAAGCAAAGTGGGGTAAAAAATTTTTTTCGAGTCTGCGCAGCTTTTGGGCTCGCAAGCACCGCAGGGCTTTTGCGGGCTTCACAGTACCTTGCGCGGCTGCTCGGCGCGGGCTCGTTTGCCCCTTGGCCTTGTGTGCCCCGTGGTGGCCTCTGTGTGGCCCTCTGGCGGCCTTTGCGGCCGGTGGTGTGGTCTGCTTGCCCTCGGCCCTTGGTGCCCGTGTGTGGGGCTCTGGTGGGCTTGTGTGTGGTGGTCTTGGCTGGCTATCTCATGGCCCGCTCTATGTGGTGGTTGAAGCGCTCGTCCAGCTTGGTGTTGATTGTCTGTTCGATTGTCTCGCGGGCTCTGCCGTCTATCATTTGAGGCACGGACAGAGTGCGCACAGCCTCAATCGGCTGGCGGTTGTCCCCGCTCTTTTGGTAGGGCAGCACGACGCCACCGCGCCCGGCGGTCAGGAATGTGTCGCTGCTCATGGCTGAGCGCTGGCCCTTAATGATCGTGGCCTTTACGGTGTAGGGCTTCGGCGGCCGTACCATAGCCACGGGGGATCCTGCGGCTATAAGCTGGCCGGGGATCCGGATCGGGTTCTTCTGTTTGGTTGTGGGTGCCTGCTTCGGGCTCATTTTGAAGTGAAGCGGCGTCAGGGTTCTGCCCTTATACTCCAGCGTTGCCCCGTCCACGGATATGCCCGCGACTCTGATCGAGGTATGCCCGCGGCTCGGCCGTTTGGCTGCTTCCTTTATGGCGGCAGCGTCCACGCCGTAGTGCTCGCGGATCCCCTTTGATACCCAGCCGGGCCCTCTGGTTGCGAAGTCCGACACGGTGCGCTTGATTGCCACCTCGCCGCCGTCCCGTAGCTTCTGGAGCTTTTTCACAATGTCGCCCGCTCCAGAATGGGACACGGTAAAGCCGCCCCTTGTGTGCCGGGCCGGGCCTGCGTTGAATAGATCGCTCATGGTGTCCGCCTCCTTTCCGGTGCATGTGAAAAGCCGCCCAGAGGCGTGAGTGCTTTCCAGACGGCTTTCGCTATTGTATAGGGTAGCACTTTGGGTTTATCCCTTTCAATCCCCTTTTATCCCTTTTTATCCCTTTTTGTCCCCCTGCCTTTCCACAATGCCGCCGGGTGATGTGCATAAAAAGGCCCGCCTCCGGCCGCTTGGTGGCTTTTGGCGGGCTTTTTACTCGCTTTCTTTTGTCTGGGCGTATATCTTCGCCAGAGCTTGAAGGGCAGAGCCGTGGAGCTTGAATGTCCGTTTCAGGTACTTGTCGGCCTTCTCGGCATAGTCTGGCTCCCCGCTGAATAGGGCCGCGCATATCGGCCACCATTTCACATGGTCGAGGTAGTGCATTTCTATGACGGTCTGCTCGTCCGGCCGTTCCATTTGCTCGATCATGTCCTCCAGCTCTTTGCGTTCTGCGGCTTCATCTGCGATCATGTCCCTGATCGCCTGCTGGAGCTCCAGCTTTTTGAGGACTTGCCGCTCGGTCTTGCTGGAGCCGTCACCGCCCCCGCTCGGTTCCCCGGATAGGTTCGGGCTCGAAGGTGCGCCCATGACGGACTCCAGATACTCCAGCCGCTCGATCTGGTTATCAATCCGGCGCTGGAAGGCCGCGTAGTGCTCCAGCTTTTGCTTGATCGCGTCGGTTTCCTTTGGCTTTTTGGTCTGGCTCATGGGCTCGCCTCCTTCCTGCTGCTATTCCGTGAACATTTGCTCGAATTGCTCACGGGCCAGCTCCTTGCCCTTCCTGATTAGCCGGATCCCGGTCGTTTTGCCGGTCGTCTTTATGTAGCGGCGCACGATCACGTCCACAAACCGGGGCTCCATTTCCATGATGAACGACGCTTGCCCGACACTTTCAGCGGCGATCAGCGTCGTGCCTGATCCTCCGAATGTGTCGAGCACTCCCTTGGCCCAGTCCGTATTGTCCAGCAGCTTCTCCAGTATCTCCACTGGCTTTTGTGTCGGGTGGAGCTCATTCCCGGAGCGCGTGGCCTCCAGTACGTTGCCGTAGCCCTTGTGATTGTCCCACTTTGGCTTTGTGCGGTGCGCAAACATGACGAGCTCGTGCTGCGTCCTCCAGCCCATACCCATGCCGGGGCTTTTCTTATTCCAGACGAGCATATTTTTGACGCCGAGCCCTGCGGTTTCCACAATATCAAACAAATATACCCACATACGCCAGTCTGTGAAGATATAGGCCACGAGGCCGTCAAAGTTCTGGAGCACTTCGCGCATGAGAGACTGGTACCCGCGTGTGCTGAGGGTGTCGTTGGCTATGGTGACGGCGATCTCCTTGCCGTCTTTGTCGTAGCGCTTGGTTCCTATGCTGCCGCTGCTGCGCCCGGACTCTTGGAAGCCGCCGGAGCAGTAGGGCGGATCCGTGAGTAGGATCTCTGGGTGCGCGCCGTCCAGCAGCAGGCCCATGTCTGCCGCGTTGGTTGAACTCCCGCAGACGACGCGGTGGCGGCCGAGGATCCAGAGGTCGCCCTTCTGGGTGACTGCCTGATCGGGTTCTGGCGGCTCCGGTATGTCGTCTGGTTCGTGGAGGTCGTTGTGCAGAGCTTCTGACAGCGCGGTGACGAGGCTCTCCACCTCGTCCTCCGTGTACCCGGTCAGCTCCATGGGGATCTCGCCGGTGTCAATCTCCGCGAAAATGTCGGCCAGCAGCCGGTTGTCAGTCTCGGCCAGCTCCGCGATCCGGTTGTCTGCCACCAGATCGGCGTATTCCTCCGCGTCGTTGGTGTAGTTCTGGTAGTCCACTGGGGCCTCTTTGATACCTTCCAGAAGGGCAGCAGATCGGCTGCCTCCAGCCCGTCTGTCTGATTATGCGGCCGAGTAGTTGGATCTGGCTGTCCGGGTGCTGGTTCGGGTTCTTCGGGTTCGGTACCAGCTTTGCCACGTCCACGATCGCGTCGTGGGCGCAGAATACCGGCACGCCGTCGGCCCATGCTTTTGGCTCTGCTTCTGTTTGATAGTCGCTCATGTTGTCCTCGCCTCCTTAATGGTTTTCAGGATCCGCTCGCGCAGAGCCTTGTCGGTTTCTCTGGGTTTCCGGCTCAGGTTGTACCGGCCGGCCGCTTTGTCCAGCACCTCGCCGTGGGCCAGCAGCTTGAAGTCTTTCCGGATCCGGTTCACCACGCGCCGGGTGCGGTTCCAGCGGTGCAGCTTGCAGGCCAGTATAACGGCATTTGCCAGAAGCACGCAGCAGAACATGAGTGCGCACATGATACCCACATAGCCGAGAGCCACGCCCGGCCAGCTCCATGCCAGCCGCCCGCTCATTTTGCAGAAAAGCAGCAGCAGGGCCGCCAGTGCTGCGATCACGGCCCACACTCTGTCAAATATGCGGCTTGTGTTATTTCTTTCTTTCACGGTTTGCCCTCCTTCTTTGGGCCCGGTTTCCGGCCGGGTTCGGTTTGTTCTGGTAGGGGCTTAAAAAGCCCGCTTTGACGGCACACTCGGTACAGAGAAGCGCTACGCCCTGCGCCTCTTTGAGCTTGTCGGCCTCCGGCATTTTCCAGCACTTGCGGCCGCAGTTCGGGCAGCTTACCGGCACCCAGTCCGGGTGCTTTGCCTGCACGTCGCCGTTTATGTTCTTGTCAAGCGGCAGGCAGAGGATCCCGCCCTTGTCGCTGTATTTCCTCGGCGTCAGGTCGAAGCCCTTTGCACGGAGCTGATCGCGGGTGTCGTTCTTGACTTCCTGCTGCACGACTTCGAGGACTTCCACCTGAGCGAGCTCCAGACAGAACGCGCCCTGCGGCTCCCACTTCTTTGCCTTCCAGTCCTTTGCGAAGTCCTCCAGCGTGTCGTAGCAGCAGAGCCCGGCCTTTTCCTCGGTGATGAACATTGTTTCCATTACGGCCTCGTCGTCTGCGTCGTCCCAGCCGAAAAGGTGCCAGCTGTCGTAGTTGTCATAGTCCCACTGGGAGAAGTGGAGCGTGCGGCCGTCAATCGGCCAGCCGGTGCCTTTTACGGTTCCCTTGATGATCTTCGGCTTGTATTCCATGGTTTTGCCTCCTTTTTTTGAAAAGCATTTGCTTTTTATGCTTTTACTTGCTTTATTGTGTTTTGCTCTGTTTTTGCCTGAATTTGTCCGGCGCGTCGCAGGTGCTCCAGTGCGGTGTATAGCCCCAGCCCGTTGCCTCTGCCGGATCGTCCACCGGCTCGCAGCTTATCACGTCCCCGGCAGGCGTCACCAGCTTGGTGCTGCCTCCGGGCTTCGTGCGGTAGTTCACCGGCTTGGCGTCGCACGGCATTGAACGGCCGGAGCGGGTGCGGATCCAGACGATTGCTGCCCCGCAGCTTTTACATGTTCTTATATTCATACGCCCACCTCCTTGCCCTCCGGCGGCTCCCAGTTCCAGAGCCCCTGCCTGCCTTTGGCCGGTATCGGCTCCGGCAGCTTTTTGACGTTTGCCAGCTTCCACGCATACCGGCCCGGCGTGTAGTCGCCGAGGGCCAGCTCGTCCGGCGTCAATGTGGTGATGTACTCCGGCGTTATCCTGATACAGTCCACGAGCTCGGCGGTGGCAAGTATGCAGCCCATAGGGAAGGTTGCTGGGCCGTCGATTATCTCCGGCAGCTCCAGCCGCCTGCATATTACTTCCCGCGCCTCGTCGTCCATGTAGAGGTTGCTCCATGTGTGCTGTATTGCCTTCATGGCAGAGTGGATCGCGATCGGGCCGCGGTATTTCGTGGCCCAGCTTCGTGTCTCGTTTCCTTTGATACCGGCAGCCAGAGCCCCGGCCCATGGCTGCCATACGGTGATCGCTTTCATTTATCCCTCGCTTTCTGCCGTCCAGATAATAGCGGAGCGCCCCGTCACGCTGCACGCCCTCTTTCCGGCGTTCCTTATTTTTCCGGCCGCCTGCGCTTTGGTGAGGATCGGGCCCACGTCGCTGCGGCTTACCTGCTGCCCCCGGTCTGCCAGAACGGCGGCGATCTCGTTTGCCGTCATGGCCTCGTCCCGGATCAGCTCCAGCACCATGTCGCGGAGGCTCTGGCCCATGTCAGGGCTGCGCCACACAATAACGGCAGAAGGGAAGGGCGCGGAGTCCTTGGCGTTGCCGTCCTCGTCCGTGAATTTGAGACGCCCGCGCAAAAAACGGATTTCGGCGGCTTTCCCGTGCAGTATGTAGTCGTGAAAGTATGCCGTGTCGGTTCTTGCCGGTATGAGCATAACCACGACGGTGCCCTGCTTCTGGCTTTCCTCGTAGCCCTTGCGCACCCAGTCGCCGATCTGGCGTCCGTAGGGAGGATTGCAGAACACACAAGAGCCCCCCCAATCCATTTTCAGGCCGTCGTCGGCAGGGGTGAAGTATTTCGCGCACTTTGCGCTTTTATCGGTAGCGGCCGGATCAAGGTTGAAATGAAACTCCCGATCCAGCTCGGCGAAAAAGTCGGCCGGAGTACACCAGTCCAGCTTTTTGCTGCTTAACAATGCCTCATTCATTTGTCTGATCTCCTTTCTGTTCGCTGTCTGGAGCGTCAAGCTCCACGCCTTCCAGCAGTTTGAGCACTCCGGCGATATATTGCACCCGGTAGGGCTCCAACTCGGCCAGCTTCATGTGCTTGTGGCCGTATATGTCCTTCATGTCGCGCCAGACTTCCCACGGCACGCGGAAAAAGTCTTGCAGGCCCACGCTCACCAGAACGAAGGCAGCAGCGCCGAGGCCGTGGTGGGTGCTCAGGCTTTCCACCTGCTCGTCGGTGAGGCGGCTCTGTTCGATCCGGTCGCTGTCTGTATGCTTTGCCTCGAATACCACGGCCCGGCCTCCGGTGAGGGTGCCCTTAAAATCAGGCTGTCCGGCCTTGATGTAGCAGGCAAGAAACTGGCCCTGCCGGTTCGGTGGCCGGAGAGGGCGCATAGGCTCCGGCGTCTTTTCGACGTAGGCCACGCCCTTGTCCTTGTACCAGTTCAGGCTTGCGGCGATCAGGTTCTCGAAGTGTTCCCCGGCCCGCTTGCTCTGGAGCCCTCGCTGGCTTCGCTGGATATTGGAGAGGGCGGTCGCTGCTGTGGGATCCGGGTAGCCCTCGCGGTTTTTCCCCGGCACCATGTCCCAGCTCACGCCTCTGCCTCCAGCGTTATGTCGTGGCCGGGGTGCTTCCTGAGCTCGTGGGCCAGTTCCACGACGGCCTCGCCGGAGATCCTCACGGTGGTGGACTCCACGGCCGCGATCCCGTTCAGGTTGCCGACGTGAGAGGGGAGGACGATCAGCGCGTCGCCCAGCTCAGTGTCCGGCGGTTCCTCGCCCGTGTGCTGGTAGACTTCCACGGCGTCGCGGACGAGGATCCCGTGCTCTGTCGCGTATTCGATCTCGCGCTTCATGCCCTCGCTGGGGTTTTCCATGCCATACACCCAGAGCTCCGAGCACATGCTCAGCAGGGCGATCCCCATGTCCATGCCTGCGGCCCGTTCCTCCGGCTGGGTGTCGTCAAGAAACTGGGTGCAGTAGACGTGCGGCGCGATCGGCACTACGTCAGGGAAAAGCTCGGCGGCCTCCCGGCAGTAGCCCTGCGCCTTGGTGATGTTCTTTTCCATATCTCCCCGGCACGGGGAGCAGATATAAATAAACCGTTTTCTCATGGTGTTGCTCCTTTCAATATTTCGCGGCCGATTCCCGTTGTGAATATTCGCTCGGCTCGTTTTTCAGCTTGCCCGGCTCCCAGCGTTGCGCGTATGCCGAAGGCGTCAACGCTTGTGAAGTCCTCCGGCGCGTCGTATTCCGACACTATAAGGACGTTATTTTGCGCCACGGTTCGGCACCAGTTGAAAAATGCGTCACTGTCAAAAAATCCGGTGCTGTATTGTGTTGTTTCCCGGTATGGGGGATCGCAGTATATAACCGCGTTTTTTACGTTCAGCCAGTCCCGGTAGTCGCAGCAGATAAATGGGATCCCGCTCAGTGCTTCCCGCTGCCTTTTCAGGCTGCGGATCGACTCGTCCGTGTAGTTTCTGATTGCTCCGGTTTTGGTGTGTACTCCGTTTGCATATCCTCCAAAAAATTTAGATTTATAGGACGCGCAAAAGCCGACGAGTCCGACGTACCATTCCGGGTACCGCTCTTTGTTTTCTCGCACCGCTTCGTATTCCTTGCGGGTGATTGTTTCCGGCATGTGTTCTACCCCCCCCCCGCGGCGCTCAGGAGTGCCACGAGGTATCTCTGGTTGTCTGCGCCTATCCTATATGGCGCGTCCACTTTGTCGATCACGTTCGCGCCGCCGACGAATGGCTCCAGATAAAGGGAGAAGCCGGTCGTCTTTATTGCTTCCTGAATGTGCGGCACGATCCGCGCCGCCAGTCTACGCTTTGAGCCTATGTAGTTCATGGCCCGGCCTCCTTTCATAATTAAATAAAGTCAAAAATTGATAGTTGATTGTCCTCGGCCTCAATTCTCCGGCAGGAAATGTCGAAGTATTTCGGCTCCAGCTCGATCCCGATAAAATGGCAGCCTTCCCGGATTGCAGCCACGCCGGTGCTCCCGCTTCCCATGAATGGATCCAGTACCACGCCGCCCTTGTTTACACTGTTATGTATGCAGCGTGACATAAGCGCCACCGGCTTTGGTGTTGGGTGTTCGCCTGCCGGATCCCTTGGCACTCGCCAGAGGTTTGACGGCCTGCCGTCTTTGAGCGTGTGCCTGCCCTTGTGTGCAAAAAGAATTAGCTCACACTGGTTCGCATAGTCCCCGGTGAGGTCGCCGCTCGTCCAGTTGCCCTTGTCCCATACGATCGGGGTTTTCAGCGTCGCCCCGGTATTTGTTAGGGCCTGTTGCCAGATTGGTGCCACGTCAAAACGGGTGCAGAGATAGAGCGCCCCGCCGTCGGCGACGGCCTCGTACATGAGCGGCACGCTCCAGAGCGGTGCCTCGCTGTCGTTTGCCAGCATGTCGGGCGTGCTCATTACTTTGCGCCGCCCGGTCTGGTACGCGATCCCATACGGAGGATCCGTCACTATGGCCGCCACCCCCCCCCGCGAGGGCAGGCAGCACTTCGCGGCAGTCGCCGCAGTATAAAGTCGCTTTTCTGAAATGTTCTACTCGCACGGCGTCGCCTCCTTACTTGCTGCGCCAGCTCTCGCCGGTGGTTACTATGGCGGCGCACATTTCCCGGAGCCGGTCGATCGTGGCGTCTGCCGTGGTCGGATCCCCGGAGTCCTTCGGCGTCAGCCTGCGGACGAGTTCGGCGTCCGTGTAGTTGGTGGTGATGATTGTCGGCATGTATGCCTCATACCGGGCGTTGATTATGGCGTAAATCTTGGACACGGCCCACTCGGTTGCCGGTTCCTTCCCCATGTCGTCGATAATGAGCAGTTGCACGCGCTTGTAGGTGTCCAGCACGTTGCCCTCGCTGATTTCCCCGCCGTACTGCCGGTTCTGTTCGTAGGTGCGCTTGATACGCTCCAGCAGGTCGATCATAGTCATGCAGATCACTGGCGTGCCCTGCCGCATGAGCTGGTTCGCTATGGCAGCGGCGAGGTGCGTTTTTCCGGTTCCCTTTGGGCCGGTGATGAATAGGCCGTTGCGGCCGGGCTCTGTATTGTTGCGCGGCAGCTTATCCTTGAAGGCGTCGGCGTATGCTGCGCATACCCGGAGGGCCTTCTGGTTCTCGCTGGTGGGCTGGAATGTGTCGAAGGTGCGGCGAAGGAAGCGGGCGCTCATGCCGCTGTCGCCTATGATACGGCGCACGCGGCTGCGCATTTCCTCGGCTTCCTTGGCTTCGCGTTCGGCCCGTTCCTTTGCCTCTCGTTCGGCTGTTTCCTGCTCATACTGGGCCACGGCCTCCGGGCAGTCGCAGCGCTCCGGGCCATACGGGGCCCACATGATACGCTCCCCAAACTTGAAGCCCTTCGTCAGCCGCGGCTTGCCGCAGTATTCACACGGCACCGCCTCCGGCGGGTTATAGCCTGCGGCCTTCGGCGAGTTGCTGAGGATCCACGGCTCCGACTTCTGGGCCTCCGGTTCAGCTGTCTGCCATTTGGAAGCCGGAGAGGGGCGTCTCGTCCCGTTTTCCGGCATTGCCGTTCTGCCCGCCAGAATGTCCGCTATTGTCTCCATGCCCTTGTCCTCCTTTCAGCTTGTCGTTGTCGTATTTCCCCTCCAACACTTTGCTCATGTTGGTGGGCCGGATCAGCCAGTCAAAGTCTGCCGTCCAGCCCCGGTCGTTGTCGCCTTTCAGGAAGTCCGACGCTTCGGCCTTCTCGAATAGCTCCCGGAAGGCGTCGAGCGTTCGGTATTTCTTCCAGCGGCCTGCGATCAGCTTTTGCCGGTTGCCCTCAATGGCCCGCAGTTGCGGGTAGCTGGTGCATATCGCGTGATAAAGCTCGGCGATCTGCGCAAAAGGGACGGGCTGCTGCTGGCCCCCTTTAGGGGGTAGGGGGTGATCTATATCTGTTTCTGTATCTGTTACTGTCTCTGTATCTGTTACTGTATCTCCTTTTTTTGGTTCGCTTTGCTTTTCAGAAAAAGCATTTGCTTTTTGTGCTTTTGAAGGTCTGCCGCCCATTTTCCCCGCTTCGCTCCGTTTTTTGACGGTTTCGGCGTACTTCTCGGCGTCTCTGTCCATTTGTGCCTGAATGAAGGAAAAAGCCATAAGGGCGGCCCCTTCGAGCTCTGGCTGGGTGCCGTGTTCGCCATAGTCCAGCAGAGCCATGAGCAGCTTCCCGCGTTCCTCGTCGTTCAGGAGGGCGAGGTGCTTTCGGTAGTCGTAATAAAGCAAAAAGCCTTTTTTTGCGTCCTGAGCCACGGCTCTGCCTCCTTTCTGTTATCCTGAATATCCGTCCCCATAGCCGCCACCGCCAGACTCCTTGCCGTCGGCAAAGTAAATCCGGGAGGCGGTTACTTCTACGACTTTGTGCCGTCTGCCGTCGTTCCCGTCATATTTCCGTGTGGAAATGCGGCCCTCGACGACTACTTGGCGGCCTTTGGTGAGGTATCGGCCGCAGAACTCGGCCTGCTCCCGCCAGCACACGATCGGTATGTAGTCCGGCGGTGTTTCTCTGTCTTTGCTCGGCACCTGAACGGCGAGATCGAAGCTCGCCACCGGTGTGCCGCCCTGCGTGTATCTGATTTCAGGCTCCTGAGCCAGACGGCCCAAAAGTGCTACATGGTTAAACATTAGCGGTTCCTCCTTGTTTTGCGTTGTCCAGTGCGGCGCAGATTTCGTCGTACTGCTGCCGCGTCAGATTGTGCGGATCCTGCTGCCCGTATTTCTGGACGATCCGCTCATTGACTTGCTGCTGGCTCAGGCCCGCGTCCTCGCCTTTGCGATACATGCGGGAGAGCTGCGCGTCAGATAGGGGCCGTGAAGCGCCTGTGCGCCCGCTCTGGGCGTTGCACGGTGCCGGTTGGGTATTTCTACCCTGAGCGCCGTTTTGAGGCTGTGTGGCCGTCTGTGGCGCTTGCTGGCGGCCCTCGCTGGTGTGATCCTGCATGTCGGGATCGTCGTCGCCTTGATCTATGCCGAATTTCTCGAAAAGGTAGTATTTGAGGCAATACGTCCACGCGGAGCCCTTGGCTTTGTCCGGGCCGCCGTCGTTGGTGCCGATTGCGTGCAGCGTTACCTCCAGCTTATCCTCTGGATCGTCCGCGTTCGTCCAGCGGATCGTCAGGTCGGCCTCATACACCCACACGACGCGATCGCCGTTCCGGGTGTGCTGCACGAAGTTGGAATAGTACACGAGATCCCCGTTTTCGGCGTGTCTGGTGGCCGTCTCGCCCACAATGTCGAAGTTGACGCCGTATTTGTTCATGGCCGGGGTGAGAAGCTCGTAAACGTCGAAGATCTTCGCAAATTTATACTTTACGCCGTCGCTGTGCTGCTTCTGGGTGATAGAGGGCACGGCCTCCCGCAGCTTGATAAACTTTTCTTGCAGGCTCATGGCCTCCCGCGGCGGGGCTTCTGCCTCTTTCGGTTTGGCCGCCGCTGCTGTTTTGGTGCTGTCTGCCATGTTCTCGCCTCCTTACACGTCCACCGAGAAGGTGTCCGGCTTTTCGATCGCCTTCACTCCTTCCACGATCTCGCCGGTTTCGGTGTCCACGACGCTGCCGCCCATGATTTCGAGGCGTTTCTTGTATTCGCCCCACTTTGGCTTTTCCTCGGTCTTGATGAACTCCAGATTACCGGAGGCTTTCAGGAACTCCACCAGCTTGCTGTCGTCCTTTTCCATGGTGGCCCCGCCGAACTTGCGCGTCAGCGTGCCGGACAGAAGCCGGTAGCTCGCTTTGGTCTTGGTGGTCTTGTGCGGCACCGTCTCGAAGTATTCTGCGAGCTTTGAGGTCAAGAAGCGGGTGCCGTTCTCACACCGGCGCTCTGCTGCGGCCAGCTTTTCCTCGATCCGTGCGATCTGCGCCTCTGCCAGTTCGCGGATCCGTGCGAGCTCGGCGCGTTCCTCCGCGATTTTGCGGCAGGCCCAGTCTGCGCAGCCGTCGTCGGTGATCCTCCATGCCGGGCGCGGCGCGTCCTCGGCCTCTGTTTCGTCCTGCCCGAACACGCTCATGTCCATGCCTTCCAGCTCGTCGAGAGTGACGGCCGGTGCCTGCTCTACCGTTGCCGCTGTGGCTTCATTTTCGGCCGCTGTGGCCGTTTCTTTTGCCTTGGTGATAACTTCCCCGCCTTTGGTCTTTTCGGCCGTCTGAGGGGCCTCTGCGGCGATTTCCTTCGCCTTCGTGATTGCTTTACCCATTCTCCTGATCCCCTTCCTGATTTTTTAACGCTTCCCGGAGCTGCTGCCGGGTTGCTTGGTGTTCTGCGATTTCGTCGGCCAGTTTGGCCTCTGCTTCTTTGAGTGCGGCGTCTTTATCCTGCCAGTGCTGGTACCACTCGTCCGAGGACTTTTGAGCCTCGTCCCTCTGGCGTTCTGCTTCAACTGCGCGGGCCGTCATGGTTGCCAGCAGATCGGCCATGAGCTCGATCGGGCTTTTGCTTTTCTCGTCCATTACTGTGCCTCCTTAAAAAATTTGTGATTGTTTATCGTTAAAACGTACACCTGCGACTCGTGCCACTCGCTTGACGCCAGATCCGGCGCGTAAAAATACTTGATCGGCTCGTGAGTGACGACGTACCCGAAGTCGAACACGGCCCCCACGGCCTCCAGTGCCTCGCTGTCGGGTTCTGGCCTGCGGCTGCTGTACTCGTACCGCTCCAGAGCCTCCAGCGGCCGGATCCCGTCGTCCTCGCACGCTTGGAGCATACACTGGGCCACGGCCACCTTGCCCGCGAAGGGTTCCCCGGTGGCTTCGGCGGTGATTGCCGACGCCAGCTCGTAGCGTTCTATGTCTGTTATGGTGTAGCGCTTTTCAAATCCTGCCTCGGCGGCCCATGCGTCTGTCAGGGCCTCCATATTCACCGGGCAGCCTTCGCCGAGCGCGAATATATAGGCGGTTGATTGTGTCGCCTCCGGCTCCGGTGCTGGCGTCATAGTCTCCGCTGCTGTCCGGGACTCTCCGGCAGCTGCCGGATCCTCGTTGTCCCCGAACGTGAAGCGCACGACGACGAAAACGAGCAGCAGGGCCAGTATCACGGCCAGCGCCATGCGCCAGTTCAGGCGCTTGCATTTCGTCGCCAGCCGGTGTAAAATAGGCTTAGGCTTTCGGCGTCTGTGCTGATTGCTTACTGAATGGCTGCCCGGTAGCGTCGGGCGGCCGTTTTTTTGTTCTGTCATAATGCTGCCTCCAGTTCATAGCGTTTTACGGTGTAGCGGGAAAACGCCCTCTCCCGGATTGTGTCGGCGGTCAGTAGCGCGAGGTAGTCCTCGCCGTAGCTTTCGCCGGTGTGCAGCTTATTGAGGGCCAGTTTTCTGCGGGCGTATGTCTCACACTCCCGGAAAAGGTCAGCCGGAGTACACCAGCCCAGAGCCTTGTCGGTGTTGGCTTTCAGCGCGTCGCTGCGTTTGTCCTCGGCCGCCTTGATCTTCCTGCGGCCCCTCTCATCCGTAGAGGCTGCCGCCTTCGGCGTACTCAGTCCCAGCGCTTCGGCGATCTCCCGGTATGTGTACCCCTGCGCCTTCATGGTGAGGACGTCGAGTTGCTGCTCGGTCAGGATTTCCAGCAGCGGCATGTATTGAGCTGCCACCACTTCGTCCTCCCGCTGGTACGGTAAAAACTGCGGATCCCCGATTATGTCGTAAAGCGTCAGGCCGTCCTCGGTCATTTCCGCGTCGAGGCTGAGCGGCTGGATCCGGCGTCTTTGTTTCCGGCGCTCTTTGTCGATCTCCGAGTCCATGGTGTTGCCCGCTATGGTGGTAAAAGAATATTGCCGGAGCTCCTGCCTCGCGGTGTAAAGCCGGACGGCTCGCAGGTAGCCGAACACGGCCACGTCGTACCACTCCGAGGCGTCCAGCCTCTTGCCCCGGAGATATGAATAAATGGTTTGATGATACCGGGCGGCGAGTTCCTGCTGCTCCGGTGTCAGCGGGGCGTTGTGGTTCATGCGTTTACCCCCCCCGCGAGATTTTCCTTGTTTTCCGCTTTGTTCATGTCCTTGCTCCTTTCGCCAGTGCCGGGAGCGTGTAGCCCGGCGACTGCATGTATTTGTTGAAACGCTGCGGCCAGTAGGTCACGCCGTCGAGGCGAAAACCGCTGACGCCGTACTTCGGGTTGTAGCCGAATATGTTCACATACTCCAGAAGGTCGGCCCGCTCGTCGTCCATGGCCTTGCATACCTCGAAAAGCGCGGCCACGTCGTCGATCGCCCGGTGGGAGTTCTGCACTTTGTCCTCCAGCTTGTAGGCGACGATCGCGTTCGCCAGCTTGTGAGGATATGCCCGGCGGTCTTTGTAAACCGTGAGGGTGTCCAGATAGTCCGCGCCCTCGAACAGTTCCTCACCGTCAGCGACATGCCGCCAGATCATAGCCCGGCTGAAAAGGAGGTCAAACTGTGCATTGTGGGCCACCAGCAGCACCGGGCCGCCCCGGAGCATATCGGTGAAGCGTGCTGCAGCTTCTCCCTCGGTCACGCCTTCGGCCTCCAGCAGCTCGTCGGTGATCCCGGTCAGGTTGGTGATCTGCTCCGGGAGCTTCTCGCCCTCCGGCAGCCTTATGAACTCGTCGAGGTTTGCAGCCATGCGCAGGGTGCCCCGGCTGGTCTGCTCGATCCTGATTGCCGCCAGCTCAATGATCTGGCAGGTCTTGGCGTCGAGGCCGGTTGTCTCTGTGTCGAAGAACACGACGGCCGCGTATTTCTGAAATACTTCCCGGAGGTTATTCATGGTCGGCTGCCTCCTTTCCGATTGTCAGCGTCAGGGTGTTGGCGATTTTGAGCTGCTGGCTCACGTTCCGGTAAAGCTCCACGGCCGTGTTCACCTGAGACAGAGGAAAAGCGAGAGCTGCGGCCTTCTGGATCTCTTTGTCGTCTGCGTCGTATGCCTTGCGCAAAAAGCTGTCAGGATCCGCGCCGCCTGCCGCTTTGTATAACTCCGCGAGCTGGTGGGCCAGAACGAGACGGACGAGGCCGGAGAGTGTCTCGGCAGGCTCGGCCGCTTCGGGCTGCTCCTTGCTGTCCAGATTGTCCAGATCGCCAGAGTCTCCAGAGTATCGAACTAAAGCGGAGCGGAAGCCCACGTACCAGTACACATGCGCGCGGGAGTTGGAGCCGTGGAAGGAGAACACACCAGCGGGCGCACCGGTGAGCCAGTCGCCCCCGCGGATCACGATCCTTTCGCCGTCAGTGTCCAGCCAGAAGTAGTCCGTGCCTTCATATCCGGGCGCAGGGTAGAGGCCGAGCTCGATCAGCTGATCCGG